CAATGGCTAAACAATGGGGGGAATATTTAAATACGATAAAATGAGCGCATTTCAAACCAAAACAATCAATAAACTAAAGGCTAAAGGCTGGAGGGTTATTAAACTAATCCGACTTAGCGAAAGTGGATTTCCCGATTTGATAGCATTGAAAAACGGGGTGAGTATATTTGTTGAATGTAAGGAGAAATCAGACACCTTAAAACCTTTGCAAGCGTATCGAATTGAAGAACTAAAGAAACTAGGGTTTGATGCGTTTGTTGAACATGACGGAAAACAAAGCGAACTTGATAAATATTTAGGATTATGAAATCACCAATCACCCAACAATTCATAGGCGACATTCTAGAAGTGTCATTTACTCACAACGGAATAAAATACCTATTTTTAGGCACTGAAATAGACGATAGCGGACACGTGGTCCACGAGGTGCAAAATAGTGTAACAGGTGGCATAAAAACGGTAGTACATTCAAAACTTGAAAGTATAGTAGATTTTAATAAGGTAAATAGATCAATTTAGAATCATTTTAAGATAAAAAAGAGTTACTTTTATGAACAAGCAAAAAAATATGAATCATAGATTTATAACCGATATTGAAAACCTTGATAGCTTCCAAAAACTAGAAGTTTATATGGACTATTTTATTGCTAAAACAAGTCTAAAACATGACTTTGATTTTATAAATGATAAGATTGTTTATTTGTGGAAAGAAGGTAAAATAAAATCATTTGAAGATTTTACTTCTAGCAAAAATATTAAAGTAACAATACATGGTGAAGATTGGCAAAAACAAGGATATGCGCAAAAAGTAAGAGTTGATTTTTATGGTATTTATGATTTTTATCAAAGAATTAAATTATGATTCCAACCCACAAAATAACACTATCAACTCACACACACACCAAGACTTACTACCTTATCAAAAATCCGAATAAATACGATAAAGAGAAATGCCGAATAGCGTTTAAAACTCTTTTTAACATAAAAAAAAGTGATAAAATTACAATGATTTGCGAAAAATGTAAATTAAAAAAGCTAGATTTGTAAGGGTTTTTTCATATTTTGGGTTACATTCTTAAATCCCTTGCTTTTATAGTAAGGGATTTTTGTATATTTGGAGGATGGGAGCGCCTAAAGAAAATTTAAATGCGTCAATATTTGACATGGAAATAGTGCATGAAATTTGTGCATTAGTTGCAGATGGTGGCAACATAAAAAACGTTTTAAAATCTAATAATAAGTTCCCATCTTTTGAAACCTGGCGAAGATGGAAAAATCAAAATGAGGTTGTTTGTGCCCTATACGTAAACGCTATTCAAGATAAGGGAGATAGTGTAGATGCTGAAATAGACGAAATAATGCAAGGGTTAAAAGAGGGTAAATATGATGCTTCAATAGCAAATGTATTGATACAAACATATAAATGGAAAGCTGCAAAATATTACCCTAAAATGTTTGGTGAAAATAAAGCAATTGACCACACATCAAAAGGGGAGAAAATAGAGCAAAAACAAAACATTATTATAACTGACAGCGAAACAGCGAAGGAGTATCAAAAAATACTAGATAAGTTTAACGATGAAGCTGACACAGACGTTTAGAAAAACGGCACAGGCTTATAATGAAGGCTATAAATTTATAATTAATAGAGGTAGTTCAAGAAGTTCAAAGACTTTTTCAACTTTACAATTGCTTTATATTATAGCTAAAAAATCAAAAGAACCATTAGTTATTCATGTAGTTTCTCATTCTACACCTCATTTAAAAGATGGTGCAATTTCTGACTTTGAAAAGATATTGTTTGGAGAAAATGAGCCTATTGATGAAATAAGAACTCAAAATCCTAATACTTATTTACTAGGGTGCTCAATGATTAAATTTATTGGATTTGATAAGCCTGGAAAAGCATTAGGAGCCGCGAGGGATATTTTATTCATAAATGAGGGTAATCAAATGATGTGGGAAATAGTACATCAATTGATAATAAGAACTAAAGATAATGTTTTTATAGATTTTAATCCAGTTGCTAAGTTTTGGCTAGAAGAAAATGAAATAGATATTAGAGATAATGCTAAACTAATAACTTCTACATTTAAGGATAATATTGAAAATTTAACAGAATCACAAATTGAAGAATTTTATCAAGCTAAGTTAAAACATGATAAAGAAAAGGAGCAAGGTAAAGAGGGTTATTGGTATAATTGGTGGAGGGTATATGGCTTAGGATTGTCAGGACGTATAACGGGTGCTATTTACCAAAATTGGGAACTAGGCGAATTCGATGAAACACTGCCAAAGATTTACGGGATGGACTTTGGATTTAAAGACCCGTTCACATTGATAGAGAATGCCTATGATAAGAAGCAAGGTAAGCTATATTTGAGGGAAAAGATATACAAAACGGGGTTAAATATCAATCAAATTATTGAGTTATTAACCGCTAAGATGGACAAAAATAGCTTAATTATTGCCGATTGTGCCGACCCTACCGCCATTGCAACGATAGCAAACGCGGGTTTTAACATCATTGGACTAGGTAAGGAGAAGATAATTAACGGGATTCGAGCGTTACAGAATTGGCAAATGATAGTAACACCCGAAAGCACGAACATGATTAATGAGTTTCACAATTATATTTGGTTGGATAGGACGGGCGAACTTCCAATTGATGACCATAATCACACCCTTGACCCGTTAAGATATGTCAACAAGTACTGGCGTTATCAAAATTTATAACCTTATTTAGAATTATTATAAATAATTAGTACATTTGCTAACATGAATATTTTTAAACTGCAAGAAGCTGTAAATTCTTTTATAGGTATATCCAATAAGGTAGGGTATAATAGGGTTTCCGCTGAAAATATAGTAAAAAAAGGCTTCTTAGGCAATGAAGATGTTTATAGTATCGTGTCAAGATATGCCCGTATTTGTGCCGATTTGCCGTTAAAGTTAATGAATGGTGATAATCTAGTAACCGATACCGACCCTTTATACAAGATGTTTTACGACAATTGGAACGCAAAACAAGGGAAAGCCGAAGCACTTTACGCGTTTTATGTTAACCTTTACTTACATGGATGGGCGGTTATTCTTAACAAAAGCGAATCAATAGGATTTTTACCTACTGAACAATGGATTTTACCAACGCAAAGAGTAAGTCCGGTTGCTGGAGTTAGGACATTCTTTGAAGAGCCTGACTATTATAACTTCCAAGATAATCACAAGACTTTTAAATACTATCCCGAAGAACTAATTATAGTTAAGTACTACGACCCAACTTTGTCAAGTGATGATGATGGGTTAAGTCCTTTGCAGTCGGTATGGCATACGGTGGAGAGTGGTAACAATAGAGCACAAGCCGAAAGCGCAATGCTAGAGAATAGGGGTATTAGTGGTTTTATTAGTCCTAAAGCAAGTAGCGGTGATGCTGGTGCGATTGGGTTTAGTGATAAGGTTTTAAAAGCTGTAAGGGATTCGTTTTCAAACCTTATCGGAGGTGCTAAGAAGTTTAATAAGATTGAAGTAATTGAGAGAGGTGCAGACTTTACCCAAGTGGGAATGGATGCCAATGATATGAAGATAATCGAAATGCGGTTAAATCATGTCCGTTCTATTTGCAATACTTATGGAGTGCCTTCGCTATTGTTCAATGATTACCAAAGTAGAACCCATAGTAACTACAAAGAAGCTATGAAAGCACTATACACCGAAGCGGTTATACCACAAGTAAACCTTTGGAAGAACCAATACGAAAAGAAGTATCTAAACAATATTAATCTAAAGACAGGGCAAAACTACTGGTTAAAGATAGCAACGGAGGAAATTGAAGCATTGAATAAAACACCTTTGGACATATTTAAGGAGTTACCGAATAACATTAGTGCGGCACTACTTATGGAAATGACACCAGAGGAAAGGAAGCAATTAATTATAACACTAGGATTAAATGGAAAAGCCTAAAACAACTAAAGATTTGACCGAGTTAAAAGCATTGTTAGATGCTAAAAACAAGGCTGCAAACGATAAAAAAATTATAAAGAAATGAATAGAGATACGGCACTAAATCAAATAAGAAGGGATAAAGCAGAGATTTTATCACTTAAAAAAGCTACTATTAAAAATAGTGATGCTACCATTTTATCTAGTGTTTCGGATTCGGGTGAAGTTAGTAAGATGTTGCCAAATGATAGACTACCAATGGACACGGAGGACACTCTTTACCGTACTTTGATAGCGAACACATACAACTACATGGATAGTCATTCTGATGTTCATTTAAATGGGTTGTTTGGGAAGTCAATCCAAGAAACTAAAAAGATATTCCT